TCCATTGCGTGTAGCATACGGCAGACCTCTGTTCTATTTCGGGGTATTCTTTAACCATCGTACTATCTACGATACATCTTTGTATAAATTCCTTTTTGCTTTCTGTGGGTTTTGGTTTTGGTAGTGGCATAATTAACTTTTTAAAATTTCTATACATAATTCGTTTGGTATTTTACTTCTGTTGTAATTACCTTTCAATCCTTGTGTTCCTGTTCTACTTCCTCTTGGTGCAGCTTCGTGTTGGCAATTTTTGTTGCCATTAAAACATTCGGGTCTTGGATACCATCCATTTGGGTTGAGTAAACTATATAAATTATTAGTCCATATATCAGTTGGCTTTGCTCGTGTATCACCATATTTACAATACCAAACTGTTGTTCTTGGCAACCCCTCAACTATTTTAAGTTTTCTTAATTTGCCTCTTGGATTTTCAATGTACCAAATTAAATTTGAATTGGTATTCAAAAAATACTGAATAATGTTTAATGTGGATTTAACAAACTCAACACCCTTTAAAGCATTCTCTGATTTTGGAGTATGATCTTTGTTCCAATGTTTCCCAATACTCGCAACAGAAAAATAAGTACAAGGTGGTGATGCCCATATAACATCGGGTCTGAATGGCACTTTATTTATATCAAAATCTAATATATCTGTAACGTAATCAATATCATCAAAAGTATTAATATCACTACTGAATACATTATAACCCAAACTTTCAGCCGCTTTTCCAATACTTCTTGAACCTGCAAATAATTCTAATACGTTCATATATTTAAATGAATGATTGTGTTGATCTTGTTAATCGTTTCCTGCTTGTTCGCTATTTCTCCATTGTCATAGAACACATATAAATATGGCGCATAGAGTTTAGCATATTCGTCATTTTTCTTTTTGTGGTTTTCTTTGGCTTTTAATTGATAAGTGGTGTTCATCTTTTTGTAGCTGATTGGCTTAATCTGAATACCTAACAATATCATATCGTTTTCCACTAACTCTGCATCTATGCAATAATTGTGATCAATGTCAAAAGTGGTTTTTCGAATCTCACAGTTAAAATGTTCTTTGAGTTCCTCAATGATAGATAACTCTCTACTAAAGCCGTTCCAAGTTTGACCGATAACCCTAAAGTATGTATATCGTTTTAAATCCTCATAAGGCAAGTCAGGTAGCTTAATGTTGCACCTGTGCGAAACATACATAAGTTTATCAAACCCAATCTTTTGTTTATACCAAGCCTCCCAACCTTTGTGGGTTCTATCCTCTGAATTGAAATAAAAATCGTTAATTGTTTTCATACATTCCCCAACATAACGAATCCCAAAGAATTGGTTAATCCCTTTGTCTTTGTTTAGGGTTCTAAATAGCTTCTCATCCAATCCGTGCGAATAGGTGTAATCCTCTAATTTAGCTGCGATCATAGATTTCAGTTAATTGTTTAATCCACTTGACAACCGTTGTAGGTTTGCAGGTACAGGGTTTGTAAAATTTATGATTGAAATATTTGGCGTGGAGTTCGCATATCAATTGAAACTCTTTGCCGTTTATTCTTTCTGACTTAACAGATAAAAATTTAGTCCATTTGTCGTAATCTTCTTTACTGAATTTTTCTAATTCCATTTCGGTCTATTTTAAAATTGTTTAACGCCTGTCGTCTATCCTCGCATCCGCAAGACTCATATCCATACCATTTAACTACCTTTTTAACAAGCCATTTGATGCCTGTATATTTGGTGATCAATTCTACTAAATCTCCTAATTTCATTTATTTAACTTTCTTTTTGATTAAATCTTTTACGTTCTTATAAGTGTTGTATAGCGAATAATAGCTAATGCCTGTATTCCTGCTCAGCTCCGCTATCGTTACATCCCCTGATAGTATCTCAAATACTTTCGCATCATACCAATACAAACCGTTTAGAATGTCTTGAACCTGTAACATTTTATCATCTACTCGGTAATCCTCATTATCTTGGTCAGGCTCTATGTATTCATTTTCTAAATAATTTTCAAGTGATACTTTTGGGTTCTTTGTTTCAGCACGTTGGTAATCCCTTGTTAAGCTATTTAGTATCTTAAAAAAATATAGATGGTTTATATCATCCTCATAGCTAACGTCTATCCCTCTATGGATAGCTTCGTGTAGTTTTATGTAGGCTTCCTGCACGATATCCTCTGCAAGTTCCTCACATTTAATGCCAAGTTTTTGGACCGTGGTAATCCAATCCTCGTGGCGTTCGTAGGCAAGTTCTAATGGTGTTTTCAAAATGGTACGTCTGTTTGTTTGTATTGTGGTTTGTTTATTAAGTTTTTCCCCTCTATGTCAAAACCTACATTATTAACTATTGACCGAAGTCTTATAGGTTCTTCAAGTGGTGTTGGTCTCCCCCCTGTGTCTATCTCTTTTATTTTTCTGACGTGCAGGTGCGAATACATCCAATCGCTTGGGTGTTGTATATATCTATGAATAACGATAAAATCATCTGCCCTATTTACAAATTTACCCCCACCCTCAACATCTGATGCCATTGGTGGTATTGGGTGTCCTTCGTAATATTCTCCTTTATTGTGTTTTTTGCGAAGGGCTTCGGTAGCTGCGTGAGTGTTAAGCCACATTGATACGTTATTCTTTTTACAGAATATTCTCATTTCGCTTGTAGCTTGGTAATCGTAATCGTGTTTATTAATTCCCTTTAGCGTATCTCTATCAATTGATAATGAATTGTAAGGGTCAAGCATAAAGCCCTGATAATCCCAAGCCTTTTTAACGCTCGTTGCAAGTTCTAAAAGTTCTTTATAAGAATATAACCGCTCTGCATCTATAAATTTAAAATGCTTATAAACCCATTCGTAGTGATCTATATAATCCGTTTCCTCTATTTTGTTAATCACTTCCTGTGCTCTAAACTCTATCAGTTTTTTTATAATCGAATACGGCTCATTTTCGCTACTAAACACAAGCCACTTAATACCGTGCTTCATTGAATACAGTAACATCAAATACAGGATAACGGTTGTTTTCCCTACATTGGCGTGTCCTAAACATACCAATAGGTTTCCATACTTAAAGCGAAAGTGTTCATCTAAACGCTGATGCCCTAATTTTAAGCCCTCCTTGATTTCTCCCCTGCGGACTTTATTCAGTTTGTCTATATGTTGGTCAAAGTTTATTAGCATAATTTGTTTGTTGTTAGTTTGGTAAATATATAAATTTTTTTTATATGCAAGTTTTTAGGTAAAAAAAAAGGGGTCAGTTACCCAACCCCCTCATTTTAGAACGGAAACCCGTCATCATCTCTGTCGGGTGCTTGTTCCTTTGATTTCACTTCTTTTGGTTTGTAAGTGTTTAATGTTGCATATAGCTTATTGTTTGCTCTTGACTTTTTAATGTCAATGCTCAAAAACCCTTCCGTTCCTCGTTCCTTGTTGTTTTTAAGAAACTCATCAAACTTAGCTATATTGATGCTGAACGATGCAGCTATCCATTCTAATTTTGGTTCTCTTGGGTATAATCCGTCTACAAAAATTGTCTCGTTTTCCATTTTAATATAATTATTGATTTACAAAGTTTACTAATTTTTCTGCATCTGCCAAAACATCTTCAATGCCTGACGTTCCTCTTTGTGCGTGAAACTCGGCAGCTGCCTTAATACAAGTCTGTCTTATAATGATTTGATCTTTGTTGCCACCTCCCGATGGTTTGGTGGAGTTAAAGTTCTGCATAGGGCTAAATGATAGCTTGGCAGTTTTGTATTGTTCGTTGGTTATCTCAAAATCTATCTCATCGCCAATGTTCTTTTTAAATTCGCCTTTGGCTAAAAATTGATAGTCTGTTCCATTTGCAAAATACACTTGGTATTTGTTGAAAGTTCCGTGAGCGGTGCTATACGTTCCTTTACTGTCGATTGCGGTAATTTTACCTGTCATAGTTTGTAGTTTAAATTTAACGTTTCTAATTTTTCTAATTTTCTAATTTCTAATTTCTAATTGGTCATTTAACTTGTCTTGGTAAATGATTTCTAATTTCGCTTCGAGTTCAGCTACTTTGTTTTCAAGTGCCATTATTCTAAACTCTTTCAATCTCAATAAATCTTCCATTGTTGTCATTTTGTGTAATTGTAAAGTTTTCTGTTTTCTGTTTCTAAAGAATCAACTAAAAAGCTGATGTCCGCCCTCAAAAACCTGCTTTCAAGTTCTGATGGTTCAATGTCGTGGGTCTTTAAGACCTTTAGTACAAAATCCTCAATCATTCTAACCTTGGTCTTGTACGTTTCTGTGTAGTGTTGTTCGTAATTTAAATCCATATTGTTGTTATTTTTGGCTAATATATAAACTTTTTTTAATTAACAACAAACTTTGATAAAAATATTTTACAAAAAAGAAAGGGGAGCCGAAACCCCCCTAACTACTAACAACAAAATGAAGACTAAAAATATAGAGAACAAATATACTTATAAATTCTTTTCCATCCTAACTTCCGCCACCTTATCTTGGTAGTGGGCTATCATATTTTCAAAATCGTCTTGGGATAGCTTAACTATCTCCCTTGCCATACGTTCCAATTCATCTGCATAGCCATCACCATATACGCTATTGATGTATTGCCCAAATTTGTACTGTTCGCCGTACTTAAATACGTTACAGGAAGCGCATTGAACCTGACAGTTTTGTTCGTTCCATCGGGTATTATAATGTTTACGGCTTTGAAAGTGTCCGCATTGTAGCTTTTTCCAATGATCCTTTTTACCACAGGTTACGCATTCAGTATTACCCATCGCATCTGCATAACGTAAACGGATATACTCACTAAATATCTTGTCTAATTTGGCTACTAACTTTTTTCTCATTTGTCCATATGTTGCAGAAACAGGTTGCCTGTATCGTTATCAATAGTCTTAATGGCTCTGTAAATCTGTCTGCTTCTACGTTTGGTTTCCAATTTCTCCGTCTTTGTTGAATCGCTACCCAAGTTGCAATACATATTTGCATCAATCTTTAGTAACCTTTCAATTTTCTGTTTATCTGTATAGGTTTTGTAGTTTAGAACCCTGTCTATTTGTGAAGTTAATTGCTCATCCATATTGTCTTCTTTAAACATCTAACAGTTATCTGTATTACAGTTAACTATCATTACAGTTAACTAATATACAGTTAAATGTATTTAGTTATATGTATATAGTTATATAGATAACTGATAGTTAAATGTAGTACTTTGCTTTAAATAAAAAAACGTATGCAGGATAAGTTATTGACAGTTTCCTGTAATTTATTAACGCTTTATTGTTTGGTATTTCTCAAACCCTCGTGATCCGAAATAAGCCACATAGATAGTAACCAATAGCGTTTTAAGTAGTTCAACCCAACTGCTATCAATGTCAAAGGCAATGTCTAACGAATCCAAAATAATATATAGCGTGGTAATGACTGTAAGGTAAATTAATGTCAATGGGCGTGTGTTTTTTGAAAGCCAACTGTCTGACTTCATATCGCTATCCCATCGCTTTGTTACTTCCTGCATTTCCGCTAAATCCATTTCAAGTAGTTTTAAGGCAGTTTCTTTGTCTTGTGTGGTCAATGTATCGTCTTGGCTAATTAAGTTCTTTACAACGCCTAAAAACCCGTTATTTGGCAGTATATCACCCATCTTTTCAAACAGTCCGTTTTTACCTGCCAAAAACTTGCCTACTTTCGTTTCTTTAAATGGCTTGCTCATTGTTTGTAATTCTAATCATTATTGAAAATAGCAACAAGTGTAAGTGGTACTCCTGTTCATCATTCGAGGGTACGTTTTCCCAACCAATTAGCATTGAATAAGGTGGTTGAAAATAAAAGCCAATCATATAATTCATAATCCTTAAATCTCTCTGTAAGTGGTTTTGCCGTCTATTCGCTCGGCTCTTAATCGTCTGTTTCTGTTCCTTTCAGGGCTAACATAAGAAACGTGAACCCAATCAGGATTATTGTCATCTCCAAACTCCCATATAAGCTGATCAAAGTCTAAATTCTCACGAATGTAAAAATACATATCAGCATTAGTAGTTCCACCTAAAGTATCATCTATGTCAATCGCTCTGCCTTGGCAATGTTGCGACTTGCTACTGCCTCCTATGGCTTTGTTAAGTTCAACAGACCTAAAGAAACTATTAACGGCTATTGGTTTACCTACCCAAGCCCTTAATGGTTCGAATACCCTTTCAGCTAAAACCTGCATATTATTAAGTTCATAATCAGTAGGGATGTTGTCTATTCCTTTGCGTATTGCAGTTGCTGAAAATATACCCTCTTTATACGAAATATGTTTGCTTATCTTTTCCATTAAAGTTTATTAACCACCTTTTGAACGTCTTCGGGTTTTATGTTTAGCTTAAAAGATAAGTCAGCCACCCATTGATAAGATACTTGATTGTCTTTATAAACCAATATAACAGGTACAGTACTTATTTGCTTTTTAATGTTTTCGGGTTGATCCTCTAAATAAGCATAAACGTATCTACAACCTTGTAATCCTTTTAAGTCTAAAGTGTGGCTTTCATTCCACTTCGCATTAATCTGCATTACCAAAATAGTGTTGTTATCTACCTTTGCCGTTTCAATAGGCATAAACAAAAACAGTATTGGTATTAGCCACTTCATTACTTGAGTTCGTAAATTCGTTTTTCTATCTCCTCCAACTTGTGAAAGTTCCTTTCGATTAAATCCCTGTTGCTCATTATCTCTGTTCGTATAGCATTGTCTTTTAGATCATACTCTGCTCTTGATATTGGCGGCTCGGGTTGTTTCATAGCTTCACCGATTTGAGCATTTAAAGTGAAATACATACCTGTCATAGAAACAAGCGCAATCCCTATCGTTACCATTGACTCGATAGATAGGGTGAATTTAGTGTCTTTTGAAACTTCCATTTAAGTAGGTTTATTCAGTTGGTATTTCAGATGCTAAAAATTCAGCATAAGCATTTACAACGTCAGCAGTCCAAGCGGTTGAGGCATAGCTTTGAATTTCAGCAGGTAAATCTTCAATAGCAGTATCAGGCATAAAACTTAATCTTTTGTAAGAATCAGATATTTTTATACCATCCTCTTCAACTGTAATTAAGTATCTTGCTTGTAGTGATTTGTACTCACCTACTATTTCTAACTTGTCTAACGTTTCAGTTTTTGTTAAAGCCATTGTATTAAATTTATTTTATTATTGTGTTTGGTATGAGAATCCATAATAGTCAAAAAACGCATCTCCATTTAAATTGAATGGTGTTAGATAGTATGAACTACCATTGTTATTCGCTGCGTAAAAATATACAGTTGTACTGTTGTTTATTAAATACAAATATACTGTACCAATGTGATTACCTGCGGTACTTGGAAAAGTTCCACCCCAAGTTAATGTCATTATCGGTATTCTTTGAAAACCTTTAGCCGCAAAAGGCAGTGTCATTGTTAATGGTGAGTTGCTAATTGAGTTTGTATCGTATTGGTCTAAATTAACAGAACATTGGCAAACTCTACCTACCTTAGTGTAATCTATATAGCCGTAGTCATCAGTCCAACTGACATTCCAAGTCGGTGTGTGAGTACCTTCCTCGTAATCGTCTAAACGGTTTGCAGTTCCTGTGCCTCCAACGTTTAAACCTGTGTTTGTGTAGATAGCACCGTTAACGTGCAAAGGAAAAGCAGGACTTGTGTAATTAATACCAACATAAGAACCGCTATCATAAATCAAAGAGTTTGTAAGCGTGTCAGAATCAGACCATTTAGCTACTTTGTTTGCAGTTCCTGAACCATCAATATCATTCACTTGCGCTCCTGCCTCTATACCGTCTAATTTTGTTCCATCTGTGGCTATATTTCTACCGTCAACAGTTCCTGATACGGTTATGTTTCCTGTTACATCTAAACCGTTGTTTGCCTGTCCTATTGATATAGCTGATGCGTTTCCTAAACCATCTTCAATATTGGCTTGACCTGTTGCAGGTAGGTTGTTATTGTTTGACGTTTTTAAAAGACCATCGTAAGTGTCTTTAATCTTTGTGTTTGTTAATGTTCCCATATTATATACTGTTCCAAGTTTCTATTAAACTATTCCAAGTTGATTCTATTCGATTAATTACTATACCTACATATTCTCTATAAACTTCACCCCAAGATATTGAGTTGTTAACCCCTTCTCCCCAATAAGTACTATCATATATCTTTCCAAACATATTATAAAATTAAACAGGGCATCCTACGGTAAATGTATAAACGGTATTGCCAACAGGGGCGTAAACATAAACATAAACAGGCTCTGTTCCACTAACTGTAAAATTAGCTGATCCACTCCCTGTACCCGCTATCGTTTCAGGTGGCAATCCTCTTTCAGCTAACGCATCGTTTAAAGCATCTTGAAATAGAGTGCTGCCTCTATATCCTGTGTCAAGCAAAACCGTTCCGCCTTGTACTATAATCCACTTGTCAGGGTAAGATTGAGCGTCAAAAGTTAATGTTGATGTTCCTGTCGCTCCGCTAAAATTTACTTCATATCTTTCAGGAAATGTAGCCCCACCGCTATAACCGTATTGAGTACCACAATCAGCAGGAATTAATGCACAATACTCGGGAAATTCAGGAACGCTCAATTTATTTTCCTCAACCCCCCACCAACTCGGGCAATAAATCTGCGCCCATCCTATTGTGTTTGCCATTATTTCTTGGTTTTAGTTGTTTTGTTTAAATATTTTTGTAGCTTAACTATGTTTTTTGTCTTTACTTTATACTTCATACCTTATAGAACCCATCCGTTAAATAAACTGTCTGTATCGGGGTGTATATCTTCATTAGAGTTGCTTAAATACTCGGGATATAAGCCCTGATTAAACGCCATATAATCTACGAATCTTTTTGTATAGTATTCGGTTATATCACGTTCCTTTTGTACA